ACTGAAGGTTCCGTTTTTAATTGATTGTCCTATGTATGCCATTATTTTGTTACCTCTGTTGGAAATTCGTATGCTTTTACTTTTTCTACAGTATCTAAACCTTCAGTTGCGTCACGAAGTTTTTGTCTGTATTCTTTCATCTCTGTGCTCATTGTTAAATCAGAACTTGAAGTCCAATCTGTTTTTGCCAATAAAATGTTTCTTTGTATTCTTAAAGCATCTAAAGAGTCTGATAATCTATTTGCTAGTTTTGAATCTAGGTATGCTACTTCTTCTGCTGTTGCATCTCTTTCAACATAAGTTCCGTCTAAATTAAAATCTTTTACTTTGTGTGCCATTATTTTTGATATCCATATACTGTTATTGCTGATACTTCAGATGTGGCTGCATCTTGACCATTATCTGCTACAAAATTTAACCCACCTACAGAGGTATTATCTGTGTTATGACCCATATTCATTTCAGTATACCACGCACTATTACCATCATCTCTATAGTGTGAAAAATTTGAAAATTTTGTTGGCATAGAAAGAAAGGGTGCAAAAACTGTTAGCTGAAGCATAGGTGCTTGTTCACCACTTGTTACTGCGTAATTAGTAGTAGCATTAGATAATCTCCAACCACCCACACTTCTTTGTGTTCCTGTTGTTCCACCACCATATGCAAGTGATGTGTTTACATAACCACTTGTTATATGACTGTTATCAGATGCTTTGTTTAATCTTATTGACCAATAACCTCCACTTGAAGTAACACCTAAACCAGAAGCTAAAATTAAATAATGGTCATAGGTTGTTGTAAAAATACCATTTAAATTAAATTCACTTGTAGACGAGCCTATTGTATAAGATGATATTTTAGTTAATCCACTAGGAACACCAGTAATGGTGCCTGTAAAAGCATAATTAGCAGTAAGGTCTAGTTTAGTATTGCCTACTGCATCATCAGCTATTCCGTTTGTTGGTATTTGTGTCTTACTCATCTATCCTCCTATAATTTATCCATTTCTGCTTTTAACAAAGTCCATGTAATTTCTGAATGTGGGCAAGTATCAGTAGTTATTGCTGTTCCATTTTCATTTGTTCCTGTTACCCATTGAATATTATTATTAAAATCATTTTCTGTTTGAATTACACCACTCCAAGATAATTCAGCATCAGCTTTTAAAATTTTTATTGCCTTAATAAATTTTATATTAATTTCAGTCATTATGCTAATACCTCGATTGCTTGCATTACTGCGTCATATCCAGCATCAGCAATTCTAACTGCATCTCCAGCTTCTTTTTGAATATATAATTTATAACTGATTGCACTTGTTGTTGAAGGTGTGTCTAATAATTGAATTGTTGCAGCAGTTCCAACTTCTTGATTATAGGAACCGTCTTGTCTAATCTTCGCTAATTCAAAACCATCAGTACCTATGGCAGTAGAATCTCTGTAAATTTTACCAATATTTCTTCCGTTAGTAGATGTTGTTGCAATTGCTAATGCTGAACAAGTTACAGAAACTAAAATTTTACTTGATGTTGCTGATGGTGTTATTGAAACCGAAACTCCAGTATCTACAAATGAACTTGAAGTAGTATTAAATTCTGCTGACAAAATTGTGCCTTGAACAACTTGTCCTATTTTACCAAAGCCTGATGTTCCATTGATTCCTATTGTACTAAGTGCCATGTTTACCCCTTGCTATTTGCATCCTTCACAGCCTTGATATGTTTGTACCAAGAACCTGTCTTATCTAATTTACCGTCATTAATATCGTGATACAATTTATCTAATTGTTCCTGCCATGATAAGTATTCTTTTTTTCTTTTTGAATTTATAGTTGTATTAGATTCAGCAGTGTTACCTGCGGTTTCATAAGAAGCTATTTGAGAATCAGTAGGTTTAGAAAAACTATATGCCCATGTTTTAATATAATCGCCTTTGCCATCACTGTCATTTTGTAAAGATACTTTTGTACTATCCCAACTCGCAGAGTTTGCCTCTATATATAGTTTTACTTTTGTTTTTAAACTCGCCATATTATACCCCTATAATTTTGTATGCTCCAAAATAAGTTTTATTTGTTGAAGCACCATTAATAGTTTGATTACCACTTAGGTCAGATTGTGCAAATAATTCCATATAATCATTATCATCAAAAGTTTGTAAACAAGATACTGTTACAGTATAATCTCTATTTGAACTTGAGTCATTTGCCGCTAAAAAATTACTACCTATAACACTTCCGTTGAAACTAAGTTCTGCTCTCATTGTAGCTTGACTTGTTTGATTATCAAATCTTACTCCTGCAAACACAAAGTATTTTCCTGCAACTGCAGGTGTAAATCTATAATTAGATGAATTATCATATGTACCATCTGAATCAAAAACTTCTGAATCAACTTGAATTTTTGTGCTTGTATCTGAACTAATTGTTTGGTCAGAACTAAGTCTAGCAAAAAAAGCAGGTGTGTTTTGAAAAAATTGTGCATCAATTCTTTTTATTGTTCCTGCATCAGATATTAATAATTCATCAGTTGCTGCAGGTACTGCAGCTAAAGCTGTTTGTCCTGATATAATATTACTTGCTAAACTTGCAGGTACGACACTACTAGCAGGAACGTCTATTGTTCCTACAGCCTTTGCTTGATGAACTACATAAATATTATTTGTGCCAGAGGAAGGTGCTCCAGTAAATGTAAGTGTAGTTCCGTTTATGCTGTATGCAGAATTTGGGTCTTGTCTAACATTTTCTACAAAAACCTCTATGTCAAATACTGAACTCGGTGCGATGTCTAATGTAAAAGCAGTTGTGCTTCCATCACCACTAAACCTTTTACCTTGTAGAGATTGAAAAGTATTAGTTGTGTCTATTGGATTACCAACGTATGCCATCCTAGGTTATCTCCATAATTGATAAAGCTATATCTGCAGCACCTGAAGCTGTTAACGAAAGTGTGTCAGTTGTTTCCATAACTACTTTATTACCAGACAATAATTCAAGTGTACCACCTACAGGAATAGGTGCATTAGTTACTAACTCAACTGTTTGATTAGCTTCGTCATTTGCGCCTGCTCTGTTGGAAGTATCTGAACCTAAACTTACTGTTGCAGTAATTTGTGTTGTAGTTGTATTACCTACCATGATTCCAAGAACTACTGTTGTTGTAGAACTGGCTACAGTGTAGATAGTATCAGCACTTGTTACACCTGCTTTTGTTATCACTTTAAAAGTATTGGCCATTTACCCTCCTATCCTAATGCAATAGCTAATGCTGTTGGGTCTTCGGTTGAAAATCCAGCACTAGATAAATATGTTTTTACGTCTGATAAAGCAACTTGCTTCATCGTTCCTGCATCGTTTGTGACGACTCTGTCAGCATCTACTAAAGTTGTTGACGTGGCAGACGTGTCACCATCCATAATGTTTAATTCTGTAGCTGTAGCAGTTACACCATCCAATATATTTAACTCTGCAGCGGTTGATGTAACACCGTCTAAAATATTTAATTCTGCTGTGGTAGAGGTGACACCATCAAGTATGTTTAATTCAGCGGTTGTTGAAGTTACACCATCTAATATATTTACCTCTGTAGCTGTGGCTGTAATAGCTACATCTTCATTTAGTTTTGGTGAAGTCAGTGTTTTATTGGTTAAAGTTTGAGTAGCACTTGCTCCCACCAATTCCTGATCACTACCGTCTGGAAGTGTTAAGGTATTTGTAGCACCTGCCGAATGAGGCTGTGCTTGTAATTTTTGTGCGTGAGCGTTACCTGACTCACAGTAAAGTTTTAATTGAGCTCTAGATCCACTATTGGTTTTTAAATCAATTACACCACCAGAAACTGTAAGATCGTCTCCAACGGTAAAATCACCATTTGTAGTTAATCCTGTATCAGCAACGTGTGTAATATTAATATCAGAGTCTGCACCAAATTTTAAAACTGCTGAATCGGAGCCTAAAATTAAATCATTAGGTAAAGTTACGTCAGAGCTGCCGTCTTCATGCACTGCTTTACTAGCAGGCATTGTACAAAATACATCTTTTGTACCAGCACTAAAATTAACAGCACTATCACTATTCGAGCTAGATATAATTGTAGTTCGAGCAAGAGTGTCCGGGGAGGCATCTGTTATGGTGCCTAAACCAATTTCAAATTCTGCGTTGCTTCTGTGAACAATAGCATAGTAAGTAGTATTACTATTCCCTATGCCTGCTACAAAAGTTTCAAAATTAGTTTGCGCTCCACCTAAACTAATTGTACCTGTGCCGGTCGTAGTGGTAGTTTCTTTAACTCTGTCGTTTAAAACTAAAGCCATAGCCTATTATGCAATCCTTATTATAGCTGTTGATGCTCCTGCTGCAGGGAACTGAATAGTAAAGTCTCCGTTAGTAGCAGTTTTAGTTCCTCCAAAGTCTAGCACAACTACAAGCTTATCACTGTTCGTATCGTTATAAATAACAGCACCCACTGCTGATAAAGTTACTGATGAAAAAACTTCATCTGCAAAATCAACAAGAGCTGTGTTACTTGCAACTGAAACGGCCTGACTATCTAGTGCATTTCCACCAGCAGAATAATTAGTACCTGAAGAAGAAACTTCATTAGTGGTAGAATATGTAGTGCTTGATGTGGAATATCCAGAGATGTCTGTATATAAAGCTATCTTAAAAGTATTGCCACCGTTGGCAAAGTTATGTGTGCCAGATAAGAGTTCTGATTTGAATGCATCTGGTATTATGTTAGCCATTTATAGTCTCCTTATTTCATTTTCGGTTGTGGTGATTGTATGTCCAAACGAATCGCACCACTAGTGTATTCGTCTCTGCGTCTTCGGCCTTGTTGTTCTGCCGCAAACGTTTGAAGCCCCTCTTGATAAGACGCCTCGTACATTTGTACCATATTATCTGGCCCTTTCAAGTATTTTAGGGTTTCTACCATGCACCCGTAAATTAACATATCTTGAAAATTATTAGATATGTAGGTGGTGCTAGAGTCAGATGTAGTTATGGTATCTGGTTGTTTTATATAAGCTAAAGTTATTACGTAAGCTGCGTCGGGCGTTGGAGCCACAACCCAGTTATCAGAGTCCCAATGAGCATAATATCTTGGGGTTGCATAATCACTAGAGTTATCTGGATCAGGAAAATATTCTGCTAAAAAAGAAGTATCGACTTGTTCTAAGAAAAATTGATCAGAGGTTGTAGGGTTTGTCAACTGAACGTATCTAATAATTCTAGTATCGGACGGAACAGTCACAAATCTATTGCCTATTGTTAAATCTGAGTTTGCATAAAATTTTGTATCATCAGAATCTACAGCCCTAAATATTCTGTTTTCTACATTCTTAACTATGACAGTTAAGACAGCATCTGTTAAAACACCACTGTCTGTCTCTGCATAATTTCTAATATTTGTTTTTAATTCACTAAAAGTCATTGTCATGGTGAGATTGTTACGGGCCCTGCGGACGCATTTTTGCCCCCTCCTTTTAAATTTCCGGTTGTTGCCGTATCCGTGTCTACACTAAAAGTATATGTATCGGCATCAACTTTTGTTATTGAATATCCTGCAGCTTTATTAATATTGGTCGCTGTTATTCCATCAAAACTTTCTGCATCTCTAAAACGAACAGTATCACTTGAAGATCTACCATGATTAATTTCTGTGACAGTTATGGTAGAAGAACTTGCACTACCCGTTTTAAAAGAATCTATGTTTAGTAACACAGCAACACCTGGTTCTGTCCTATCTACTCTAGCATTTTGTAAAGCTTCTGGATCTGCTCCGTGAACTTGTAATTCTAATTGTGGTTGTTTAGCTTCAAACTCAGAGACGTGAACTAAAGAACCGTTCCATTCTTTAACCATCTCGTTATATGGAAACTCCATACCACTTCGATCAGATATAGCCTTAGCGTATTTACCTCTTGCAAAATTTGTCATGTTCCTGGATAGTATACCTTTGGTGTTAGATAAGTGCTAGTAGAAGAACTGTCTTCTGTAAGAGCTCTACCTAACTCATCTTCATATAATAATTTTAAATTTTGTGATCTATCGGGAGCTATTTTCAAGCTTAAATAATAAGCTAAACCTGCACACATACAGGGTATAAAACGATACACTACATCTGTTTGATTAGTATAGGCTCCTGCATCTTCAATTCTTTTTAAATAATAAAACTTTAATAAATAACTAGATCCTGAAAAGCTACTGCTTGGGGTTTGATATAAAAAGATACTAGGAGATGTAGTTCTATCTACATAATATTGACTAGGCGTGCCTTTAGATAATTTATTTGCGATTGATGAATATGCAGATCTATCTATCTTTGTGATAGGTGTATCTACGGGAGCTGTTGTAGTCGAGTTGTCTCTGACATACGCCTCTAATATTTCATTTACATTGCTTGGAAAATTAGTGCTATCACTTGTTGCATTGTATTCCGCTTGTCCCTCTACTAAAGGTACAGAAGCTAAATCTACTTTCCATAAGTGAAGACCTCTATTGCTCCACTCAGAAAATAATATATTTAAAGATCGTCTAGCACTTTTTAAACCATAACCGGTTCTAGCTGTCGCTCCGCATCTTTCGTATGCTTCCTGAATTATTTCATCTATGTCAAGGTCAAAAGCTGTAGTGCCTGATGTAGCCATTTTTTAACCTTACTTATCGATGAATATAGTAGCTGCGTCTATGTTTGTTATTGTAGAAACTTTCATTCCGCCTGGGAACAATACTCCGTCCTCTGGAATGTTTGTTGAAAATACATCACCATTAGGAACGTCAGCTTGAAATAAAGTTGTGCTATCTGTGTTGTCTTGCAAAATAATTGTTCCTGCTCCACCACCATCAGATGCTAAAATAATCCCTCTGAGTCTAGTTCTACCTGCAAAAACTGCTCCTGTCGCTGTGACTCTTACTGCTTTTACGTCGCCTTTACTTGCCATTTGTTTTCTCCTTAATTAAGTAAATATGGGGCCGAAGCCCCATATTAATTATTCTTATTGGTCTGCAAATGCAGGTACATCTGCACCTTCTGCGTAACCCCAAATATAGTAATTTGTACTATCTTTAGCTACAATGTTAATTTCAAACAGGCCAGTGTCTGTAAGAGTTAAACTAGAGTTAGAGTTTCCATCAGAGTAAACAGATACGTTATCAGCGTTAGAATCTAAATGAACAATACCACCAATAAAGAAATTAGTATTTCCTGGTGTTACTATAATTACATTCTCTGTTTCTTCTGCAGCGCCGCCATAAATAAGCTTATAGCTTTGACCGGCAACTGGAGCTGGTAAAGTAATTGTTCTGTTCGCTGCGATTGCAGGAACTACAAGTGTTCTTCCACTATGCGTTGCAGCATCAAGAGTTTTATCCTCATCTCCTAATGCAACGGGCGCATCACCCATAGTAATGATTTCAGTAATAACTCCTGTGGTAGCGTTTTTACTAACAGTTTTAACTGTGCTTTCAGATCTTAGAGGACCTGAAAAAGTTGTATTTGCCATTTTATTTACCTCCGTAGTAAATCACATACAGTCTCTACGTTCGTCTGCTAGGTCAGTCTGTATGTTTATTTCCCTAGAGGTTTCAATATAAACCTTTTTCTTTAGAGAGCAAGTCTATTCAAAAAATAAATGACTATCGTAACTTTGTTGTCTCCATCTTAATTTTGCTAAGATTCTCTTGATTCTTTCCTCAATAGATTTCATCTCATGAGTTTCTTTACCAGCATTTAAGAATTGAGAATTCCACTGAGATTCTAACTTGATTTTCTCAGCGATTAGAGACTGTGGCTGTGCGGTCATAATATATCTCCTTGTCTATATTATCCGCTTTTATTTTGTACACGATTTTCCCATAAAGTCAAGGAGCTTTCCCATAAAAAAAGGGGCCATAAGGCCCCTTTTAAAAGTGATTATAAAACTACTTATTATGCACCTGGTGAACCAAAGATACCTCTGAAGTCAGAGAAGCCGAAAGAATATCTTTCTCTTGCTTTGTATCTTACGTTACCGGTATCAAAATCACCTTCCATTGAAGTTTTGATTGGTGATCTTTCAAAGTATTTTAAACCATTAGGAACGTCAGTAATGATAAAGAAAGCATCTGTATCAGTTAAGTAGTTGTTCACTACATAACCTTGTGGGATCATACCCATGCTCTTTACTGCGTTAAGATCATTATCAGCAGTTCCAACTCTGTTAGCAGAGTTCATGATTCTTTCTGCTGTGAACTGAAGCTCAGAAGGAATAATCATTTTTACTCCTCTTGCTGCAATCTTCAATCCTCTTTCATCTGTGAACGCATTAATATCAATTAACGCTTGTTCAAGAGATGTTTCAGAAAGGTCAGCGGATGTTGATAACTCATTCTTGACAGTTCCAAAAATGGTTGGGTGGTCAGTAGCACAAAGCTCTTTACCATCACCACCTGTAAAGCTAGAGTTAAAGGCTCTGTTAAGAACGTTAGCAGCTTTCACCTGTTTGGTGTTAGCCATTGAACGTGCCAAAGCTTTTGTGTATCTGCTTGACAGTCTATCATACAAGTTGTCTTCAATAGCTTCTTCAGTAATTGAGAAAGCTAATGCAACAGTTTCATGCTGATATCTTGATGTGTAAGTTTCCTGCGCGTTATCAAATGTAACTGCAGAACCCTCAGGTTTAACAGAGGCATTAGCAAAGCCACTTAACATTACTTCCTCTTCGAAAGCTCTGTCAGAAGTTTCTTTGGTAAAGATTTCCTCATGTTGGTTTTCATAACGATTGTATTCCAAGCCGAATAGTGCATTCAAACCTGGCTCTAGTTCTTTAACTAGTTGATTACGTGATATAGCCATAATTTAATTACTCCTATTATAATGCTGTGTGGAATGTGTGTTCGTTAATATAAACAATATAGTTTATATTGTCGGAACCCAATTCGCTGTTTTGTGGGTCAGTAGATATACCGATGACTCTAAGTTGGCCATCTGTTGCAGCTAAATCTGACACGTCTAGCTCAACATTGGATGTACCATTTACTGTTGAACCAGTAGCGTATACGATATCTGCTACTTTAAATATATCTGTTCTTGCTGAAGCACCATCACCTTGTACCTCAAATCTCTCGTATGGATCGTCATATAC